CGTTTTCTGTGGAAAAAATTTTTAGAAAGCATTTAGCTACAGACAACGGAATGTTGAATATTAAATGAGAGTTTCTTTGTTCCTATTTCATTACTCATTTTAGTTCTCCTTCCTGTACCTATTTTCTTCAGTTATTGTAGAACAATGATAAAAAGATTTCTGTCTCCTTTCGTCATCATATTTGTTCGCATAAATAGTATGAAGTTTTGGAGAAAAAACAAAAAACTCCCAGATATTTTCTGAGAGTTTTTTCATCACATTTCAGATGTTTTGTTTCATGTGTCGGCTGGATAAAAAATCTTTAGATTGAGTATCCATATCTAATCCCTTTCCAGAAAGAAGACAAATCCATCTTTGTATGTAATTCGGAAGTGATAATTTTCTTCTAACCATTCATTGAATCCGTCATCGAAATAACTCTTTTCCTGCATTATTTCCGGATGAATATTTTTCAATAACTCTGCAAAACATCCAGTTAAACCAAAATTAGACTCAGCAATGATAACTGGAGTACCATAGCTTAATGGAGATGGTACAGCCATAAATTGAACTTTGTTTATATTTGGGTTTGTGCTCACACATTTTTGAGCAACAATTGCCGTTTTATTGCAGCACCCGCTCATAAACATGTTATAGAATTGTTCAGCATTCTTTTTTCTTTCCTTCTTTGTTATACGCATATCTTTTATCCTCTCATTCTGGTAAAAATTTTATTTTATATGGTTCTCCTAAAACTCTTATTATTACTTGATGTATGATTTCCTTAACAGAAGATTTTGTTTATATATATTACTCATCTGAAAAAGAAATCTGTTTGAAAAACTATTCTCCTATACAGGCTGTAAATATACATATGCAACATAATAGCGAGTACTGTATGATATGCGACACCCTATTTCCTGAAAACACCCTTCCAAATAATAATCGCTATCATTCAATCCCAAAGGAAGTTTTTCTTTTGTTAACAAGATTGTTTTAATCCACAGCCGGTATCCTTTATGCAGAGGCTGAATGCCGGTATTTCTTCCGGCAGGGATTAACTTCATGTCAGTGGGGGGATACCGTTTCTCCGCCAACCACTGACGTTACACGAATTTTACAATTCATCCCGTAGTCTAAAGAGGTAGGGGAATTCTTGTTTTTTTGTTAAAAGCAATTTAGTATAAAATACGTCTCTGGACTATTTTCCTTTAATTTTTCCCATGCAATCTTGCATTGCCTGCAATGGAAATTCTTTATTTTGTCGATGATCACATCTTCAGTGTCATATATGGATGCCACAGCTGGACAAAGTGCAGATTCGCCTAACTTAATAGAGCCGTCTGGAGCGATAACCGGAACACACATTTTCCCTTTCATGAGCATTGTCATTACCATTTTAGAGATTCCCATGTCTTGTTTTATCATTAATATAGGATTTATACATTTGGGTCCAACTGTATACCAGTTCTTTTCCGAGTAATTATGTAAAGCTCGGCCTTGTGGATATAAACATTTGTTTTTATCTTTTGGGTCACCTGGCACTCCTTCTATCACAGAAGCGATTTTACTAAGCCAATATCGCTCCTTTTCTGTTAATTTATCTGGATAAAACCTAGAGTCATCCGTTACTTGAATATAAATGTATTTTTTTCCATGTCTTTTGATAAGATTATATATATAATCATAAATTTTCTTATTTCTGACAAGTTCTCGCCCATTTGTTATTAAGGCTAAAGGGAATCGAAAAGATTCTTTCATCCATTCTGTTTCAATAATTTCAAGTATTTTTAAAATATCTGGATGTTCAAAGATTTCTCCTCCCGAGAAATACCATGTGGGAATTTGATATTTTTTTAGAAAATCAAGCGAATCCTTTAACACTTGGATGGACATATTTTTCCCTTCAGGTTTACAGTCTGACATACAATGGCTGCATCCCATTTTGCATGAATATGTAAGATCGATTATCATAGTTATTCCTCCTGTTAACTTTGTTTTATAGTCGATATAAAAAATAACAACTTTTGAAACGTGATGATGTAATGTTATCCTCCTTTCTTCATCGAATTTGTTTCGATAATAGAATGATAGTTTTGAAGAAGAATAAAAAGCCATTGTTTATGAAACAATGGCTTCTCTATTACATCAAAATTGTTTTTTTATTGGACTAAAATTAGAAAGTAAAATCACTTATTAATATTTTCAGAAAGTTGTTTCCATGCCATTTGAAATCCTGCGGCCCATAGATAAATTCGATCTGAAATCCTGCGACCGAGTGTACTGAATCCAGAATCCCACCAATCAGAATAATATTTTGTATAAATATCAATTAAATCTGGATAAGAAGCCATACCTTTTTCAATATATTCAGCCATAGATAATATTTCTTCGATATCCTCATCGATTTCTTCTTCCGAAAAATCAGTATCATTCAGTAAATCATTTTTAAGTACAAAAAGATCATCTTTGATATCTTTATAGCGGTATGTATAAGATTCAGTCCAACAATTAATCTTTTCTTTAAAATACCCTATATTATTTAAAAACTTGCAAAGATTGTCTGGCGTTAAGTGGTTATACCAGCTCGCGATACAATATCCTACGTCACCTGTTACTATGAAATTACCTTTTTCTATATCCAAAGTATAACGTATCGAATATTCACCGGAACCATTTTTATTTTTCCAATCAATGACCAGAAAATTTTTATCATCCACCAGTTTTTTTGCTTGAAAGTCTTTAAATATCCTTTTACACATTGCTAATTTATTCTTTTGCATTTACTATCCTCCTAATCATATATTAATTGTAAAATAACGAAATTTTCAGGATGAGAAAGAGCCTCTTTTTTTATTACCTCTGGCATCATTACTGTCCAGTTTCCATTCTCATCATATACGGCGCAATCTGTACCATATCCCAAAATATCATCCATACTCCTTAATGAGGACCACAAATCCCAAGAATATGATGAACGTTCTTTGTTGTGAAAAGAACAATTAAAATATTCAGATAAGTTTTTGTAACCACAATCAGACGCTTTCTCTTCTAAAACTTCAAGGGATTTTACAACTTTTTGTTCAATATCTTCATTCCATTTTTGAGCAGCAGATATAATTTTATCAGGACTTTTCATTCCATGAATTGTATTTTTTGAACATGATGGATAATTTTTTACAATTTCTATTTCCCCTTTAAACGCTGTAGTAAAGGATTTTTTGATCTGTTCATAAAAATCAGTGATATTGATTTGTTCAGGTTTATAATAAGCAAATACTTTCATTGCTACTCCCATTTTTTTCCTCCTATTAATAAATATTTCTAATTAGATTACTTGCTGCTGTAAAATGTTGTATTGTTTTTTATAGATACCATCGCAACGTAAATCGCTAGATATGTTTCTAGCCATGCCAAACGGTGTTTGTTGACAGGAATAACCTATATATGTTTCGGGTAAAAGATCGAATAAAACGCATGGATGTTGTCCATAGCTAGTAGCCTTAAAATTTCCAAACGCACAAAAATGCTTTCCATCTGTTTTTCTTTCTAATAAATAACAATATCTTCTTTTTGTTTTTCTTTTCATAAAATATTCCTTCTTTTCTTTTTTAATCTATAGTTACCACAAAATAGCAACTGTCTTATCGTTCTGTGAAACAATGATGTAATATTATCCTCCTTCCTTCATTAGATTTGCTTCAACAATAGAATGATAGTTTCAAAAATATAACAAAAAAGAAATTTCTTCAAAAACGATGATTAGAAAAAGCCCCGATTTATATCGAGGCTTACTAAAATATATACCATAATTACCTTTATAAATTTAATATGAAAGCTGGACTAGAAGTTTTGTGTCTTTATCACATACTTCTTGTTCCATAACCTGCAATATCATCTTTTCTATAATATCTACTCTTTCTTCCCTGTCCATTTCCTCATCAATTCGATTATAAACTCCGCAACCGCCACCATAATAGTCAGCAAACAGTTCAATACAAGAACTATTAAACCCAGTATTAATATTTTTTATGCCATACCAACTGGATATTTGAGGTTCTGCATCATCTAAAACCGTAAAATCATACTCTGTAATATACTTTTTACATATTGAATCAACAATATACCCTGCTAACTTTGATACAGTAAATGTAAAAGTTGCTTCCATTATATATGTTTCAAATGCAGCTAACAACTCATCTAATTTTTCTTTTTTCCACTTAGATTCATCCAAAACTGTCTGAATGCTGGCAGATCCTCTTATCGGAATCCGTTTCTCTGCATCTTTATCAATGTCAAAAGCATAACAAATCTTACTTACAGCTTTTTTAAAACTTTGGAAAGAGCCATCATATACTACATAAAACCCAAAATCACTGTTGAATGGAGTGCGGCTATTAATGTAAATATTATATTTCCCTTTTTCACTTGTTGGTTCAACACAATTGAAACCAGTTTTATCCAAAATATTCATAATATCTTTTTGTAAATGCATTTTTTCTCCTTTCATCAATAAGTGAATCTTATATCAGTTTCTGTCTCGATTTCTACATCTGCTCCATATTCATGGATGATGTAGTCTCTGGCAGTTTCTAACGATTCATGCTGTTTAAAATAGCCGTCCTCTTCTTTTGTAAAAAACTGTGTTCCTGCATAATTTACAACGATACGCAAAATCGCTTTTTTCTCAGTAGATACTGAACGATTGAGCCCTTCCAAAGCATCTGCTAACTTCTCAATTTGTTCTTCCTTCCACTTTGCATCTTCCACCAAGGCTTCAATGCTGCTAGGACAGCCGTTTTCTCCGCGGCATGGTATCCAGATTTCTACTTCCTCATCTACGTCAAAAATATTTGCTCGATTTCTAACTGCTTCAATAAAACTTTCTTTAGAACCGTCAAACCAAATTGTTTCATTCCAGTCCTCCCCGAGAGGAGTTCCCTGAAAAATTTCTACATAATATTCTCCGCTTTGTTTGGAGATTTTTCCATTGCAAGAAAAACCTTCATTTTCTATTATGTTTACAATTTCTTCTGGTAAAATCTTATTACTACTCATAATCTTTCTCCCTGTGTATTTTTAATCCTATCTGTACTCTTTTTCTATTCTTTCCATCATTATCGTCTTTCTTTCTCCGGCGGATTCTGCCGCCGGGCGGTAATAATATTTACATCTCCTTATTTACATCTCCTTACAATGGCAGGTTACCCAGCAATTTTGTTGTCCGCAAGGTAATTTGTCATGTGGAAAATCGCCTCTGTTTTCCGGGCAATTTTCACAATTATATTCATTTTTATAATCGTACATAAACTCTATGTACTTGTTTCTTTCTTCTGCTGTCATATTTTCCTTCTTTCTCCGGCGGATTCCGTCGCCGGGCGGGTATTTAATTATAAAACTTCTATTTTATCGACAACTGTCCAACTCATGATGCCGCCGTCTTATATATTCGTGAATATAGAGATCACAGTGTCGATTTAATGAATGGTTGATTGTTTTAATCCCCAGTTCAGGATGGTCTGCATATAGATTAACGACTGTAAGCACTGATTCTTTGTCATCATCATTTTCAAAGATATCATTACCACTGGTATATTCAGCAAACTATTCATATAATGTCATTTTAAAATCTCCTTTTTTGTTATAAATCGGATGTTTTTAATAATCACACTCATCGTCCACTTTCCACCATCGGATTTTGATTTCATCATCAGTAAAATAGTAAAGATATTTCGTTAAAGTATCTTGATACTCTTTTAATGTCAAGTTTTTAGTTTTTTCGTTATAATGCCAAGGCATGTCTGCCTGTAATCCTAAGTAACAAAGACCATTAGGATTGTCACAAGAAATATCGATATCATCTAATTCTCTGATTATTTCTGATAAACAAGCAAACAACCCATTACATCCATTACAAGATTCATAATTATCCAACCAATCGTGCAGATTACAACCGTTTTCCTCTTTGTTTATAAAATAATTCTCTGCGATATCTTTACAAGAAGTATCTAACAAATTTTTTAAGAATTTTTCTGCCTTATCTTCATTATACTTAGTAATACTTTCTTCACATACTCCATAAATTAACATATTATTTCCTCCGTAATTTTCTATATTATCTAAAAACTATACTGCTACTACTTCATAATCTTCCAATAATTCCATTAAGTTTGCTTTTCTCCAACGGTAAAGTTTTTTATCTCCCACAATATTTTTGACCGGATTGAGTAATAATTCTCCTGCGAGAATGTTTTTTTCCCAATACATATATTGTCTAACAGAATTATGATAATATCCATCATTATGGATTTCTAAATATTTATTTGGATTTCTACGATTACGGTATATTTGAACGGTAGTCATTATTCTTCTCCTTTATTTGGTATGTAATGAGAATCGGTACCCATATATATAACCTGTATAATCTTTTTAATTCCTGGATTATCTTTTCTAAAGTCTTCATAAAAATCATGAAGTTCTCTTAAGGAGTGAACAATATTTTGTCCAGATTCACACGTAAATTCAGTTTCATCCTCATTTCCATCTGCATTGATAAATTGAATATCAAACGTAGGATAAGGATCATGAGCAGAATAAGCACACTCATATGAAATATTATCTGGATGAAATGGACTATCGTTTTCTTCTAATGAGGTTTCATCTAAAAATTTTGCAACAAAATTTTTACATTTTTCCTCATTATTTAGTAAATCTCTTTCATATAGTTCATCTGCCAAAGAAGAAATAATCCCTTTAGGAATAGTGAGGATGAGATTATCGAATTTTCCTCTCAATTCATCTTGTAATGAAAATTCTGCTTCCTGCAATGCATAAAGCTGTAACGGCCAGTCCAGATAATGCTTTATCTGTTCTAACATTTTTTTATCTTCCTTAGTTTTACAAACAACATTCTTATCCAAAAAGTTTTTCATATCTTTTTCGTTAGTATAATGAAACATAGCTATTCTCCTTTTTCTCTAAATAAAGATTCCATTTTTTTATCAGCGTTACTACTGACAATACATGCTCCCCAGCAATTTAAAACAAAAGCAATAATTAAACAAAATAACAAAATAATCATCAACCTATCTCCTTTCTGCATTATGATTCATGACAAAACAATTATGATATATGATTTATCCCTCCTTCTCATCTGCATTAATTGTTTCATGAATAGTATGAAATTTTAGGGATAAAACAGAGGAGCATGGTAATAACACAACTACAAAGCTTTACAAATAATAAAAAGCCCTGATAAAATCAGGGCCAATTTAATATCATTAATATTTTTAATTTTCTATTCTCCTGTATCCTTTATGTATTATTTATCTTCGTATAATATCTCGTTACTGTCTACCTGTATAACAGGAGTATCCTCTGAAAGAATATAAAAACCACACTTTAAGCAGTAGGCATCAGGTACACAATTGATAAAATCATCTATTGTGAAATAGCCACTATTTTCTTTTAATGTATCTTTACCGGTTTCAGTTTCGCAGAATTCTGTTATTACTTTTTTTATCGCAGTTATAACATCAAGTTCTGTCATATCTTCGTCTGCCATCACTTTATAACACTGATAAGAATTGTTTACTATATCGGTTACAATAAGCGGGATTGCTTTCATTTTTCTTCCTCCGTTTTCTTCTTGTATTTCGCTGCCATATATGTAATATCTTCTTTGGTAAAAATATCTGTATTTATAGCAAAATCCAATACTACGATTGCGTCCAATAATCTACCTTTAGCATGTCTCTTTTTGATATAGCTATCAGCCTGTGCTACCTGAAGTGCAGCGATTGATATTTCACTTGCGTTCATCGCAATATCCATATATCTTTTTTCCTGTTCTGTCATGCCGCAGCCCCTCCTTCATTTTTGCTTGTTAAAAGAGTATCTGCTGAAACATTTAACACCTTTACGATTGCATAAAATGTTTTAACACTTGACAGACAATCCCCTTTTAAGATCTGATATAGTGTTGATGCCGCTATTTTGACTTCTTTAGCAAAGTTTTCCCCACTTTGTTCTCTACTATTAAGTACTTTTTTTAAATTTTTTGAAAAAGCCCATACATCAAAATACTGCTGCGAGTCTGTTTCTTCTTTATCACTCAAACCTAGCAGATAATCCACTGATACATGAAGAGCTGATGCAATTAAAACAATAGCTTCCAGCCGCATTTGATGTCTGCCATGAATGTAACTATTAATTGTCTGTCTTGTTGTTCCAGTGATTTTTGCCAGTTCTGATTGTCTGATGCCTCTCTTTTGGATGACTGTATACATTCTTTCTTTTATATCCATATTTTTTCTCCTAATTCACTTCGCTCCAGCTTGTATAAGATGTGTAAATTTTTATCTTCCTTCTGTAAATCTTCATTTGATTTTCATCATATACCAGTGGATTCAAAAATTTAGACAATGTAGATAAATGTTCTTTACAAAGATAAAGATTTTGTTGAGCTTTGCCTATTGGAACATACTTTTTCTTTTTTTTGTTCCATACATATAGTTGATACTCTTCTTTTTCTTCTATAGTTTCGTTTTCATTTATAAAGTCTCTCATTTTTCCTCCAAATTAATTGTTTGAATCTACAGTTAATTTCTTAATACATATCAGCAAAGGAACGCTGATATTCGTACCTAAATTTGGAATATTAATGATATACAATTAATCCTCCTTTCCATCAATAAATTTATTCCATTATTATTATGAGAGATTAGTAGAAGCAATAAAAATGATGAAACAGGTCAGTGCAAGACAGGTACGTAAGAAATATAAGGAGTAGCTTGTTTTGATCCACAGCCGGTATCCTTTATGTAGTGGTTGAATGCCGGTATTTTTTCCGGCAGGGCTTCACTTCCTGTCAATGGGGGGATATCGTTTCTCCGCCCACCACTGACTAAAGAAAAAGGCCAGGGAAAATCCCCGGCCAGATGCAGAATTCATTATATACAAAGTCTCCTATTTAATCGAAAGTAAAACGAGAACAATCTGTAAGTGCATCGTTTAAAAGTTCTGTTACCATTTCTGGTGTTCGTCCTGATTTGTTAAATGCATCTAATAAATCCAAAGGAGTTTTAATCTTATCAGAGTCAATGTAATAAGAACCTATTAAATTTCTTTCTTCGTCCCCATCATAATACAGTTCTACAATATTATCATTTTGTAGATAATTACAAACATTGTCTGCTGCTTCCTCTTCACAGTGGTATGTGCATATCCCTTCACAAAAGTTCCTACAATATTCGCAACATGCAACTGCAAATCCATATTTCTCAAAGAGGTTCCCATTAGGATAATCTCCAACTACAACCTCTTCAAAAGAATCATCCATAGGGACTATACCACAAGATTTTAAAATCTCTACCGGGATATCTGTGTAGCTTTCTAAAATGATTCCCTTGTTGACCGCTTCTTTTTCAGCCTCTTGTAATGCTTTCATAGGATCTTTTCTTGAAATCATTATGCAATGTAATAATTTTTCTCTTCCATTTTTCTGTAACCGAAAAATGTATTTCTTTACGTCTTTTTCATTCATATCTTTCTCTCCTTAATAATCTACTTCTTCCGGGCACTTATTTGTTTCGCATACGACTTCATATTTTGCGTTTTCAAAGCTTTCTTTATCGCAAATTTCATATGTACAGTCAGGGTCTTCACAAAAAATAACAACATAATGGTCATCTGTATACGGAGTCTTTACTTTACTGCCTAATCCATATACATAATAGTCTCTCATACGGTTATACTCTGTTTCAGATATAAAATGACTTTTACATCTTCCGCATTTGCAATAAAATGAATAATTTTTTTTAAATATTCCTTTTCTACAAGCAAAATCATCAAATTTTTCACGTTCTTTTCCATAAAGTTTTGCTGCCTTATAAAAAGCATTCATGACAAATAAACCCTTTTTATTCCATGACTTTCCCAATAAAGTATCTATTTTTTTTATTTTTGCTTTCGTCAAAAAATCAATGTCGTTTAGTTCTGGAAAATATATTGCTTTTTTTAATTCCGGGTGTTCTTCTAGCCGCTTTTCTTCATATATTTTCTTTATATCATCTGATAAATAATCTCCTGCAACCAAATATAGTTTTTTAATTTCTGAATAATTTAAAGAACGGACATCATCAACATTAAGTTGATTACAATATTCTTTTAATTTTTTATTCAAGAAATTAATTTCTTTCTGTCTATCCTCAATAGTTTCTCCTATGGTCAAAATACAACCAATATCCATTTATATTCCTCCTCATTATGAAATACTATCATTATGGGTTGTTCGTTCCTCTCTATTTAATTTTCTTAAATTTTTATTAATAATCCCAATATTCCGCTGCAATTCTCTGGAAAGTCTTTTTTGAGATAGGTTTCTTTTTATATCTTGTAGGTTTTTTTTATATTTCATAATTTCTCCTTAATATTTTCTTGCTTTTTATTTTATGGATAATTTTGCAGAGTTTGTAATTACAATTAGAAATATTATGCATAACAAGCATAACTGTAGTTGCCGATCCGCTCATCCCACGGAAATTTTTCTGGAAGATAACTTTCTAATTTCCCTTTAAATTCTTTTAAAATATCTTCATAATCATGATATTTTGGGTGACGGATGAACTCCAAGGTATCTGGCTGATAATCTGAGAAAACAACATATTGGTCTTTTCCTCGGAGATCTACACAATAACCTGCTGGGTCATCTTCTTTATTCAGACGCAGCAGCCGCATTCCATCTGCATAATCTGTACTAATCTCAACTATATGAAAGATTCCATTTTCATTACTTCTTTTAAAAGCATACTCTTTTATTCCTACCTCTTCTTGTTCTTTTTCTGTCAAATCTGGATGCTTTGTAAAATAAGACGTTAAAAAATTCTTGAATTCTTCGACAGATAAAACACATCCAATTCCATGATATCCTGCATAATATTGACTCATAATCTATTCCTCCCTAATTTCTAATAAATAATTTCGCACTTATCTTCTGGATACACAACACCTAAAGATGAACCACAATCCCATTTAACATGGATAGTGCCTATATCATCTACTCCTGTCACAGTTCCTTCTGAACCGATAGGCAGATATTCCCCATCCATTCTGATTAGTCGTACACGGCTTCCAATAGGAAATTGTCTCCTTATTTCATAAGCCTTCTGCATTAATGTGTTTAAGTCTAAATCCATCTGCATCATATAATTCCTCCTTTTCATCTGTAGATTAATGATTACATAAATATAATGATAGAATGTAAATACAAATAACTAAAAAGAGAGGGCAGTATAAGATATGAGAATAAATTTTTGTAAAAGAAAACTGCCAGGTATTTAAACCTGACAGTTTATATGTCATTGTTTCGCAAAATTTTTAACTAATAATTTGTTTTAATACAACTTTTTCTCATTGTTATTTAGGAAAGCTTCAATGATTTCTTTCCCATAGCACTCCAAATATGCATCAGACCTCAATTCTACTACACAAATACCTTCTTTTGTTTTTATCACAAAATACGATGAACTTTGACATGGTTTTCATATAGAAAATAAATATTTTCTTGAGGAATATCTATTTTTGTAACAAGCTTATTACATGTTGTAATAATAAGCTGTCCATTAAGATTTTCCCTTAAAAATATAATCAGTTTTTTTACAAAATCATCACAAAGAGCAATATCAAATGCATCAATAATGACAACTGCCCCTTTTTGAAGATTCAATATAAATGGTAGTAATTGAATCATAAATTGAATACCTGTAGACTCTAATGAAAATGGAAGTTCTCTGTTCACTTCATTAATCCGTCTACATACCATCAATTTATAACGAATAAACATACCTGCAACACTTTTTTCGTAATATACTTTCTGAATATCCGTGTCTATGTTCTTTAGAAATACATTTAATATATTTTCGGTTCTGTTTAGTATATTTTCTTTATAAACAGATATATTTCCTTCTTCCAGCTCGCTTAATACTTCTGGAGGAAGACCAAGCATATTTTGTTGGTGTTTTCCTCTACTCGTCTTACACGAAATATTTAAAAGAAAATTAAGAACAGTCTTAAAATTTTCACTAAGCTGATTCTTTATATATGTATCTGCTTTATCTTTAATTTCATGTAGAAGGATTGCAAGCAAAGAATGCTTTCCCCAGTATTTATTACATGCTTCTTGCAGACTTTGATAAGCGGTCTTTTCGAGGAAGATTTTAGGATTTATTATGGTATTTGTAGGAGTAATACTAAAATAAGTTCCTAGATTTTTTGATAGAACAAATTCTAAATGCTCATATATAATCTGAGTATTATCAGTTTCTAAAATGTAACGACCACTTTTCTGACGACCACTGGTATCTTTTAGTCTGAATCGAAATTCTAAATACATAGATTCCTCGCTACCTATTTTTTTATTTTCCTGAATCAAGGTTTTGATATCTTTATATCCAGAATTTAAAAGACAAGAAATTCGTTCATTATCAATCCGTTCTGACCTTGTTAGAATAGGCTGCATAATATCATGGATATCCATTGTTCTAAATGATTTAGAAAGTACAAAGAAAGAGGATACCAAATTAGTTTTTCCTACCCCGTTCTCTCCGAAAATTACTGCTAAATTCTTAGGTTCTCCAGTTTCATCCAATAAATTAAATTCAACATCTTTAAAAGACCTATAATTTTTTAAATTTACATATTCTATCATATTCCTTACCTACAGAATTTAAAGAAGATTACTGACAGCAATCTTCTTTAAATACTTAAATTATTAATTTTATGAACGCGAACTCTCTCTTCCTAAATCGAAGATTATAGACGAGATACGCACTTATTGACAACATTGCATATTTTCATCAGAGTCCCAAGATATTTTTTGGCGAAAATTTAGAAAATTCTTGGAGCATAGATTTAGAGATGCATTTACCAATTTTCTTTTTATACGCTTCTAATTTATCAAAGGATTTGGTAATGACTGCTTTATCCTCCTCTCTAATATCTACAAATAAAGCATTGGCATCTAAACATTTTACGACAATATTTGTATTCATAAATCGAATTTTGTTCTCGAAAACCGGTTTTAATTCAGGATCTTCCTGCTCATCACGCATATAATGCATAGCTATATGGTTTTTTATGCAAAATTCATCAATTTCTTTAACACTAATTTTTTTGCAATTCTTTTTATCAGCAACTGCGTCAAATATTTTTTCATCCACATCTATCAGGGCATTCTGTTTTTTATCATAGACATAAATTCCTGTCAAATTTACATCCCAATACTCTGTGTGAACGACTATAAATTTGCTGTCAACAAGGGACATATCAATGATATGATGATACTTTCCCTGCTTGCTTTTAACGATAGTTGCTGCCTTTAATAACATTAAGTCAGAAAGTGTTTCTGCGCCATTCTTAACCAGATAGTTTTTTATATCCATATTGGATATGATTCTCTTCATGTTTTCTCCAGGAGAATAAAGTTGTCTCAAATTATACGAAGACTTAGAATTGGTAGAAAAACTTGTAATTGATTCAATCTGTTCCTTATCGTTAATATATATTAAATGTGTTGAAATACTATTCTTAACAAAAAGTACATCTACATTATTAACATTAAAAACATTAATTGTTTCTCTATTTTCGAGTCCGACCGATGACATGTCAAGATTTAACAGACTACAGATTGTTTCGATAGAAGTTGCTTGAGTTTTTATAAGCTTTCCATCTACAAAAGCAAATTTATCTTTGTCTATTGTAATTTTGCAATCATAAAGCCCCGTTGCTTTTATACAACCATTTCGATCCGGAAAATAAAATTTTCCATTATGATTAGCTGCAAGTCCCCTTTTTCCTTTTACAAATAATAATTTCATAAAATTTTCCTTTCTTTGGCTTGATATTATTCAGTGTAATCCCCTTTGTAATCCGGATTAATCTCATCTTCATATACATTAATGATTTCGCCATTTTCCAGCTCAATCTCATACATACAATTAATCTCATATCGGTATTTTCCATCTATATTCTTATCTGATTCGTCAACAAGTTCCCTGTCGTACTCTTTTTCTGTAAGCTCACGGAGTATCTTGCGAACTTTAAGTCCTGTATAGATTGCCAAGTCATCACATGAACTTATAAATTTATTTCCAGCTAAATTGTCCATATATTTTTTTGTTCGATACGGTCTCATTCTGTAATATCCTCCTCTGGTTTTATATAATCTTCCATCAAATTTTCAATATTATTCCAATAGGATAAATTGCAATCGTATTCCCCATCACATGCATAACTTTCAGCAAGAATTTCTGCATCTTCCTTTGATATTTCAACTCCAATATCCTCTGCATGAGAAAGAATATCTTCTGTTACACGTTCAGCCCATACCATACGGTAAATTTTATCTTTTTCAATTTCTGAAAGTTCATTGATTTTACTTTCGAGAACGTCTGTATGCGTGAGACTCGCATTTATTTCTCTAAACATATCTACTTTTCTTTTGGCATTCTCCAGTTTGTCCATATTGTAAGCAGCAAAAATAGTTCTTGCCTTAGAAAAATCATTATCTTCAAGATAAACTTGCATATTTCCAAAAGAATTTTCTATAACAATACCGATATCTTTTTTTAATATCCGGCTTCTGTATGTATAAGGATTATCTACAAAATATGTTTTTGCCGTTTCGTTCTCTACTGGCAGTTCATACATTTGAATATCAAAGTTTCCCTTTGCAAATTTTGTTTTAAAAACATAAATTAACTTACTCATCTTATTCTCCTTTTCATGATTCATATTTACAATTTTTCTATAACAAAAGTTCCTGAAACAATGATTAAATTTTAACCTCCTATCTCATCAATGATTTGTTTCAGAAATAGTATGATTTTTCAGATAATAAAACAAAATCCAAGAGAAATCTTAATATTCTCTTGGATTTTTAAATTAGATTATATATAAAAAGACTACTCGGTGAGTAGCCTTTTTATTAGATAGAAACAACAAATCCTCTTAAATGATTTCTTCTAGCAGTTTCAATCATATTTTTCGTTCCTTTCGTTCCGCGATCAAATGCCAATAAAACATTGCCGTATTCAGCCATTTGTTGGTTTCGGATAGGCCCTGCTGCCTTCCCGTATTTTTCCCAATCTGCAGGAAACAGCTTAAAAGGAATTTGGTATAGATTTGCATATTCTTCCGCCAATGTATCAACTCCAGATGCTCCACCGGATACGATCTCATCAATGCCAAATTTACCTTGAAACATATGGATATGGCAGAAGACATTTTCTCGGTCATAATAATCTCTTGGACCTGCAATGATTAATCTGATCATGATTTCCTCCTAGTTATTAATCTGCTTTTCCAATTTTCCAGCTCAAATCAACCCAACGACTTAGCCAATGCCTGCACTTACTGCAATGACACACTTTAATGTTGCTCATGCTTTTTATGATATCTTGTTGATTTTTCCCTTCAACAATATGTTCTCCTTCTGCTCCGCAACACCAGCCATCCTCCATACGCATAAGATAATAGTCCATATCTCTATCGATCATTTCGACTTGTTTTATATGTTCTTCTGGAACTGGAATTCCACAGGAATAACCTCTTTTAAATCTTTCCGCTTTCCTTTGAACATCTTGCCATTCACAAAAATCGCAATCACAAGCTTTTATCTGTTTAATTTCTTCGATAAAATCTTGTTCCGAACAGGCATAGATAAGGTGTAGTTCTTTCTCTTTCCAACACAATCCATATCCTAAATAAGCCCAGTATCCATCCTTATCTTTATAAATTACTTGGATTTTTTCTTTATACTCATCTGGTATCTGAAGTTTAGTTTCATTTATCATCATTTTTTCTCCTATTGTCTCGCTACAAAGAAACAAATTATCGCTTAGAAACACATCTGTAAATGAATGGCATTAATATCAATGTCATGATATTATCTACCGTTCTGTCAGTAGTGTACCCGTCAATCAAGATTTCCAATATCATCCAGATAAAGCACCAGATTACCGTGATTATTAGAGTAGCAAATAGATTTTTTATAAATTTTTGTTTATCGTTCATGCCCACTCCTGTTATCTTGCTATGAAGTAGCGAACATCAGTTACCATATCTTTCGAAAGTTTCCAAAATGTCGCCTGTATATAACGTCCATTTTGACAAAATTCATTTTCAAAAGCATTTACATCAAATACTTTCTGCCAGCTTTTTAAGGTTTCAATTCCCTTTTGCTTGCCTGATAGTGCTTCATACCATGCATCTTTTTCGTTCCACTCAGCCTCTGTATGACTGTCGTTATAAAAACCACCATTTAAAACAGAATGCCAGGCGAAAAAGTCGGATAACAAAACTTGCAAATCATCAATCTCAAACTCAATACATACAGATTTTTCGCCCGGTGTACCAAGTCCGATATTTCTAAGATCTGGTTTTTTATGCTTCCAGTCTCTTGTATGCCAAGCCCAGAGCGGTAACACTAAACCTTCTGGATGAACAATATGTCGTTTATCCATCTCTTTTGCTATCCACTCATATGCTTTGCGAAAATCCTTGTCGGATTTAGTCTCATCACAGATGAATTCACCTGTTTTTTCAATGATACTAATAACTTCTTGAGGCTGTACTGTCCATAATTTCATTTTTTTAATTCTCCTCACTTTTACATTTATTTTGGATAATCTTTAAACTCGTCAATAGATAAAACCATATCTCCGTAAAACTTTCCATCTGTATCATTTAACGGCTTAAATCCAATTTTCCCATAAAAATACATTAATTTGTCATACATTGCTACCAGATAAACTGCATTTTTATTTCCATCTAATTCCCAACGCTTACGGATAACTTCTGTAATTAGCTTTATTCCATAACCTTTATTCCGGAATTGAGGTTTGATATATACATCACTAAGTAAAAGTGAATCATCCGTATGTTCAGGATGTTTTTCGATAATATCACTTGTATCATCAGCGTAACCTATTGTGCAATACCCCATCAATTCATCTGTTTCATTTTTAAAAATACCCCATGCATAATCCGTGTTTTCTTCCAGCCATTGTTCAACATAAAAATCTGAGACAACATCCATGAATCTAACAGAATGTAGTTCTTTCATAGTAAGCAGTTTCACTGTGGCAGTAGATAATAAAATATTTTCATTTTGTTTCATAAAATTTCCTCCTAGATTATTTAGGACAATGACTAAGCCTTTCACTTCCTCCTTTTCGTCAATAAATTTGTCTAATAGTAATATGAGATTTTAGAGAAAAAATAAAATATTGGGTACAAAAAAGGCCACCTAACGGTAGCCTCTAAAAAAGATAGTCATATATTATTTTAATCCTCAGCCGGAATAGTTGATAAATTTACAGATAAACTTTTCGAATCCAAAAAATTCTTCTTTATTCATTTTATATCTCCTTTATGTAGTAACTGTTTATAATGGAACAGTTAGCATAGTTCGCTGATTCCAAACTTCTTGGATTCTATGATTTTTTCGGATGAGCTTTCTCCATTTTGGTCCTTGATGATCTTGTAGAAATAACCAAATATTTTTTTCTGATTCCCATGGTTTAGGAAGAGCTTTTTCCAAACTTTCATCATTATAAATTAATTTTGATGCATCTTCATAAATACATACCTTATAATCTGCATTTTCATCTAAATTAATATCAACAACAAAAGATAATGAGTCATGTATTAAAAGAATCTCTTCCATCATCCGCTCAAGTTCTTTTTTTGAAAAACGCTCATCATCAGGATCGACAAATAACATTTCCCCATTACTTTCTTTAATAAGTTCCAATAATGGTGGATAAACATCTTTTTCGTGTATCATATGCTTACTGCTATAATGAAAATTTATTTTTGTATTATAATCTGCTGCCATATCTAATCCTTTCGTTTACATCCAATCAGCTGGCATATAAAATTCATCCTGCCACTCTTTTTTTTTCTCCAAAAATAACTTAACTAAATCTTCTGGTGAAATATGACAGGTTACTTTCGCTTCCGTTTCTTCGAATCCATCTTCATCTAGTTCGAACCACGGATGATCTGCTTCTGTTCTGTCCTCAAATCTGATTTCCGGCAAATTAACTTCGCTGGGAATGAAATACTCTCCACCTTGCAAACAATCAATAATTGTATGTATCTGCTCTTCCGTAAAGGTTCCTGGTATAATTACCTCATTGTGCTTCTTATAATTTGACGCATCTCTATAGAGATAATTAATGCGCGTATTCTTGCGTCTGGTGATCATCTTCATGCAGGTACCTAAATATGAATCAAACTCCATATCTGTAAAAGCATAGAATAATTTTTTTACAGCCTCTTTATCTGCGCTGTTCTTATAAATATCAAAGATTTCGTGAGCAAGTCCCGTTTCCTGATAGTTACATTGTTCTATCAAATCAGCAAGAATAGTATCTGAGTCAATGATACAACCTTCCGGTGTATTTTCATCTAATTTTTTAATATTTTGAATAGTACATCCTTCCCATGACTTATCCGTTGCAGCTGTAACTTCATCATCAAAAAAAGTATATTTCTCTGGATTAATAGGAACACAAACATAAGCACATTTATGTTTTTTATTCACTTCAACAACCTTATATTCCTGCTCAGTATGTCTACTTTTTACAATATCTCCTATTTTCATGTTTTTCTCCTTTTTATAAAAATCCTGTTTTATCAATATACTTGGATAATGACTATCTTTTCATACCTCCTATTCGTCAATAAATTTATCCAATAATAAAATGATTTTTTGGATAGAGAAATAAAAAAGGCCGCTTAAAGCAGCCTTTTTATAGTCATGACCTGTTTTCAATTTTCTTAATCTGTTATTTGTGATCTAATTTCTTTTACAGTTGCCAAAGGAACATCAGAAAATGTACTCACACTATATTGTAGCCTGCATATCTTCTGGTATACCAATTGCGTCATACAATGTAAGCAATTTTTGACGATCAAATTCAGAATAATTATCATCCAAAGAGTCAAAAACAATAGTAAAATCATACAATGTGATTGCCTGAGCCTGTGTAAAGCAATTCTGCTCTACGCAAAAATCCAATAAATCCTGGAAACTATCTTCCTGTATGATCTCAATCGCTTCTGAAATCTTATCTTTTGGTAATTTTTCTGTAATATGAATGATTCTATCATATGCTGTATATTTGCAATCCATATTTTTTCCCTTCCTATTATAATTTATAATTTTCTATTTTCTTAATCGACTGTTATCTGCGACCTGATTTCTTTTACAGTTGCCAACGGAACATCAGAAAGTGTACTTATGTCATTATCATCCAAACCAAATTTAAGCATTCTGATAATGGTGTTTTTCTTTTCCTTCTCAATACCAAGTTTTTCACCTTTAATTAATCCCTGATCTACCAGTCCTTGAGTAAAAGTACACATCAATGTCTCCACTCCTCTCCGTTTGTTTGCAATAATCACATCAGATAAAGCCTCAAATTCCTTCTGCTCTGTTAATTGAGCGAAGAATCGTAATATTTTACAATTCATTCCATAACCTAAAGAGGTAGGGGAATTCTTGTTTTTTATAAAGCTTGTCCTCCCTTCTTATATAGTATGACAGAAACCTTACTTATCTGATTTTTCTGTATAAGTATTTCTAATTTCTTACCAGTCGGTCGGATTTTATGAAAAGATTTTCTGTTGAAACAATATGATCTCTACATATTCGTGAACTACTCTGACTTACACTTTGTATAGAAGTCAGAGCTTCTTGCTTCATCGACCCCGGTTATTATCACACCCATTGGCAGTTTTCCCAAAATCTCCACAAGCGTTAAGTTCGGCGTGTTCCACCCCCTACTTATATATTTATATCTTAGGCTGTAAGTAGTCTAATGCCTTCTTTTTTGATATTCTTTGCTGCATTTACATCTCTGTCGATGCCAGTTGTCCCACAGTTTGGGCAGTCCCAATGCCTGATAGACAGATTCTTTACCAGCGGGTTCTTAAAACCGCAATGGCTGCATAACTGACTCGATGGAAAGAACCGGCCGACTTTTATCAGCTGGCCGCCTCTGTCTCTTAACTTATAATCAAACATGGTTAAGAACATCCCGTATCCGTTATCCAGGGTCGCTTTTCCATTCCCGAATCCCCGGTTTGCCATTGCCTTCATATTAAGGTCTTCCACACAGACAAAAGAATACTGATTGGCTATCTCTGTAGACTTCTTCTGCAGGAAATCCTTCCGTTGGTTTGCGATGTGTCTGTGAATCCGGGCAACTCGTTTTTGCTGTTTATTATAATTCTTGCTGCCGATGGTCTTATGTCTTAGCTTCCGCTGTGCTTTTGCAAGTTTGTCTGCAGACTGTCGGAAATAATGCGGCATACCGCAAGTATCTCCTTCACTGGAGACATACAGTCCATCGGATTTGTAATCCAGCCCGATCGTTGTTTCTTTTGTAACAACTGCAGGAGAAATGGATTCCTCATATGCAAACAGGATGGACACCTGATAGCTGTCATCCCGATTCTGTGTTACCGTTGCAGATTTGAGCTTCCAATCTTCCTTTGGTCTGTGGTGTATCTTTGCCTTTACCCAGCCGAGCTTTGGCAGCTTAATAGAGTTATCACTGATCTCGATGTTCCCGTTTGTGATATTTGTTGTATAAGATCTTTTCGCTTTATGCTTACATTTATACTTGGGAAATCTACTGAGGTGTTTAAAAAAGCGGTCATATCCATCTTCCAGATGGTAGATGGCATTGGTTAAAGCGAATTTATCCACTTCTTTTAGGAAAGGATACTTCTTTTTAAGATGCTGGTTACAGTATGTATTTGCCTTTGTTTTAGATAAATGCTTCTCTCCATT